TTGTTCTGTCCAATCTAGTCTAGGAGGATATATATATTTACTCTTCCAAGACCTATCATCTCCTTCAAACTCAGGTGTCCATTCTAAAGGATGAAATTCCAATATCATCCCCTTTTTAATTCTATTATCTATTTCTACTCGATTACCATCAACTCCTTCAGTATGATAAGTTTTTAAACACTTGTCAAGTAAATATTCTTCTCTATCTTTATATTCTAGAATTTTACATTGCCAAAAATCACAAATTTCTAAATCACAACATTCTAATTGTTGTTGAACTTGAAGATAATAATAATAAGGACAGATATGTCCTGGAATATCTCCCCTAGTTTCAATAGTTCTTCCATTTGGTGCAACACATTTAATTTCCAACATTGTTCCAAGCTTTTCACTAAATTGATTATCTAGTGTCCTACAAGAACAAATTCCATCCGGTGATGCACCTAAGATTTCATATTTATCAGAAGGCAATGCACCAAATTCTACAACTTCTACATTAAATATATGTTGATAAATACCAGTTGCAGTAAATTCATACTTTTTACCCCAAGCCACATTTGGATTATCTAGAAACTTGTGATTCGGGTCACACTTTTTATCAATAAAACTTTCAACAGGTTCATAAGGATTTTCGTCAATGGCTGCAGCAGTATCTGAAGCAGTAATCCTATTTCTTCTATAAGCAAACCATTCAGGAGTTCTTTGTTCAGGTTGAGGTAGACTTTGTAGTTTTAAAAACTGATCTTGTAAGTGTTGATACTCTTTAGGAATCTCTATCTTAGAATAAAGAGAATTATACTCTGGATATAAATCACAAGAGAATGTATCTTTATAAAAATATTTTACAGAAAACTTTTTACTTAAAATAGAATTAACTAGGTCAAAAGTAATATCTGGATAAGAATCTTTACCTTCTTTAGAAATAGTATTCACAAGAGCATAGTAATCACTGTTTTTTAGTTTTTCGGTCTCGTTTGCTTTAATAAATTTATCTACGAATTTGATGATTTTATTTATTTTATTAATTGACATTTGATTATTAATAAAATAAATAGATAATATTTGTTTTTAGCAATTTTTTAAAGTATGTAGAAATAATCTCCATTAATTATATATGAGTGAAAGAAAAAGTCCTACACAGAGCGCAACTTTATATAAAGTTGGAACTAAAAAAAAAGGAAATGATAATAATACTTGGATTATTACCGAAAATAAAAATGGTGTAAAAAAATGGATTTTATATAAAAAAGTATCTAATATAAAAGAATCTACTAAAGAATCTACTAAAGAATCAACAAATAAAAAAAAGATAATGACGAATCCTGATGATTATTATAAACAATTTCCAAATTATAAAGAACCAATACAAGATATTTCTTTTTTTATATCTAAAATTAAATCATTACAAGATGATTTAAAAAAAATAGGTGTATTATTTTTTTTCTTAAAATGGGGTAAAGATTCATTATATGTTGGTCATCACGATTATATTCATGAATTAATTGATAAAAAAATTAAAAAATATCCAAATGGATATATATATACATCCGATGCATTATTATATAGTGATTCTTTAGAAAAAGATTCAATTATATATCTTCATCATGGTGTTCAAGAACATATAATTAATGATGTAAATAAAATATTAATATCAAATTTACCTAATAGGACATTAGGTATTCAAAATAGAAAAGATGCAATTGTTGTTAATATAAAAGAAAAAAAGAAAATTATAAAAACAAAAGAACATATAAAATGGATGGTTGCATTTATGTTTAAAGATAAAAAATTAATGCAAACAACTGAAGAAATGAATAAAGTAATAAAATTCATATTAGATAATATCAGCAAAAAAATTATTAATAGAGTTGATGATGCATTTCATTCTAAAGGCGACACTACTTTATTTATAAATATATATACCGATAAAATAGATGAATTTGTAAAAAAAATAAAAAATTTGAAAATTAAATTAATGCCCGAATTAAGAAAATTAATTATTGAGGAAGGAGATGAAGCAATATTAAAAAAATCATGGGTTTTTGAGTATTAGATATCATACTTTCCATCCTTAAACTGCAACATTGGAATACTTATAATCTTTGCCTTTGCAACATCGTATAATACCGAATCCTTCTTAGTCAAAGTCTTATTATCCAATAGTGCAATTAGTTTATCTCTAATAATTTGCTTTTGACTTTCATCTTTTAATTCTAATGCATTAACAAATTCTTTAATTTTTATTTTTTTATGCACTAAATTTAATTTATTCCATTGCTTTTGAAATAAGTATTCAGTATTAGTTTCACTAGGTGATAGAGTGCTTAAACTAGGAACCTTTTTAATTTCTTCTACTGGGATAATTAATTTTTCCAAAGCATCATTTAATACCTCTTTGTCAATATCATTCTTCTCACAAGTCTTTATTAAATTGTTAATGTATAAAATATTTAAATTATTCTTAATTGAATCAAAATCAAGTTTAACTTCCATTTAATATTAAAGGCGATTATTCTTTAAATACGAATTTAAAAATAGAAAAATTGTACTTATTTTATTTATAAATTAACTATTATTATATAATATGACAACTTCTATCGTTGATTATGACCAATTATTTGCTTATAGAATCTTTTTACAAGAAGAAGAAAAATATGAAAATGAGAAAGATATAATAAATTTATTAAGATTAGAACTTATTAATAAGGGAATTCCAGATGAAGCTATACCTAATCATCTTAAAACTTTTTATGAAAAGTTCAATATTAATTTTACTATAGATGAAATAAATGGATTATTAAATACTAATTATTTAATGGAGGAAATTAATAATCATTTACAAACAATTGCATATCATCTTCCTGTAACTGTACCTCATGATGACGATGATGCAGAAGACGGAGATTTAGTAAATGACGATAATGAAGAAGACGGAGATTTAGTAAATGATGATTATGCAAATATGCCTTCTTTAATACCTGTAAATATAATTATGAATTTACTTATGCCACCGTTATTACCTCCAATAATTCAAAATAATTTTGATATGCCACAATTAATTTCTATTAATCAAAATAATTTTAATCAAGATGTAGTTTCAACTCTAAAAGAAGAAGAATTTAATAAAATAAAGAAATATAGTACAATTAAAAATTTAAATGAAAATTGTTCTATATGTTTAGTAAATATGAGTCCTAAAGAAGAAATTTGGGAATTACCTTGTTCTCATAAATTTCACGGAGAATGTATTGAAACACTTTTAAAAAACTATAATTACAAGTGTCCAACTTGTAGAAATGAAGTTGGAATACCACAACATAATATTTAACCCACACCATATATTTAATTTATATCATCAAATTAGAAAAAAATAACATTAAAACTCCAATCATAAGAATCATAATTGAAAATGCAAATTGTTTATTTGGTTCACTCATTGCATAAGGTACAGGATTCTTCCCATTTGCTAACATTTCTAACATTTCAAAAAATAAGTTTTTTATATTTATTCCTAAATCTTCAGTATATTTTCTATGTAAATATTTAGGTTCTATTTCATTATTATCATTCATTAATAATGTTTGTTTTTCATAATCAGGGGTCTGTCCAATACTTAAATTAAGCGAATCTGAAGGCTTAAAATAGTTTTCTGATTCACTTATCATTACTTTTTTAGCTTGTTTTCTTGCATCTTCTTCTTCAAAAGCTTTATTAAATTTATTTTGATAGGTTCTAATAATAGGTGGTTTAATTTGTGTACCTGACATTTATTTATTATAATAATAAAGAAAATAAAAATTGAATATTAATTTAAAAATAAAATATATTTTAGATTAATGCTTTATACAACTTGCCCAACTTGCGGTTTATTATTTCAAAAGACTGAAGAGTACGAACAAAAGAAGAAAATCATATGTGATAACCCCAAATTGTCAAAGAAAGAACAAGAGAAACAAATATCTGAATTACTATTATCGTTAAATTTTAGAAGATATTGTTGTAGAATGAGAATGATGACGTATAAAGATTTAGTTCATGATATTTTACCAATTGAAGATAATTAAATTAATTTATAGGTGAGCTTGTCCTTTTGTGAGGTGGAATATAAACACCAAACTTTTTAGGTTCTAGGTAGTACTCAGTTTGGCCATTGAAAATAACAGAAAATAAATCGTAAATTTTTTCAT